TTTGTTTGCTTGTTCGGCGGCTTCCATAAGGTCGTTAATCATGCTCAGCTTTGCAGTCATCGCCGCGCATTTTTCTTCCAGCTCAGCGATAGTCATCACATACTCAGCATTACGTTCTGCAAGCTGATTCATGGTTAAGCCATCAGTTATTCCACGCTCTTTCATTTGGTTGCTCCTGTTAAATCAGACCGGCGTCTTTACGTTGTTTATATTTCGCCATTAACATCTCGGCTGGCGTGGGACCGCGATCCCGCGACGGCGCGGCTAAAGCGCGACGAACAGGCGGTATGGGTTTACCTGCAAGAGCTCGCTTTTCCCAGTCATGCAGGATGTCGCCAGCGGCCCGGACAAGTTCCTTTTCACTTAATTGCCCCTCAGTTCCCCGGCGACGCAGCTCCAGGCAGACGTGGTAATACAGCGGATTTTTATCCCTCCATGGGAACTGCTCACTGGTCGGATAGCGAAAAACAAGTTTCCGCCAGCGCCAGTATTCGTCCATGATGTCGTCAACACTGACCCCGAGCGCTCCACTCCCCTCACGGCACCACGAAATAAACTGACCCGGCGACGGCCAGAACGGTGACTGACTGGAACGGGCTTTCTGCATTCCGGCGGAAAGTTGCTCACGGGAGGTAATGCCTGACTCAGCAAAAGCCGCGATCCATTGCTGCTTTGCAACGCGAATATCAGCATCAGTACGTAGGTTCGTCTGAGTGGATGCCGGGAATACCTGCATGAGGTTTTCAAAAAGCATATCCACCAGCTTTTCAGCGTCAGCGTTAACAACCTTGCGTCCGTCGTAAGAATCTCCAGCCATGCGCGCCAGCATTTCGCCGTCGCGATTCTGAATTGCACGATAAAGATCCGGGGTCATATAAATTTCTCCCATGCTTCAGCACTGTTCCAGTGCGGGCCAGTTTCGGATTTGCTTGCGCTGACATCTGCGCGTGGCTTGCGAGTTGTGTCTTCGCGATGAAGGGTTAGCGTGTCCCACTTGGCGCGGAGCTTTGCGGGGGAGAGAATATTCTTGTACCAGAACGAGTCTTTGCAGGCCCACCTGAATAGCTCACAAATCTCTTTGTGGGTGCGCCCGTCCAGCTCACGCATCAGGCGTATATCATTAGCCCAGCCAGCCATGTTCGGTTTTTTCAGGGATGGTTTAGTGATATTGCGCAGTGCCAGCATCCACTCAGCGCAGCGGAGATCGTCAGAAGTCCCCCACTTGTCACCTCCCGGAGTCTGGACAGCCGCGTCGGGAACAACTTTTGAAATTCTCTGACGTACATTAAATACGTTAGTATTTAATATATATTGTTCATGATGTGCGCTTGTATGTGCGCCTTCATGTGCGGCACACACCGACAAACCCGCGCCGTTACTGGCTTCATCATGTGCGCTCCTATGTGCGGCTTTATGTGCGGGCAAATCGTTCATTTTTTGAGCATATTCACTGTAATTTGTGATTGTGATCACCCTGCCTTTTCGTTTCTCTCCCTCGATGGAGATCATTCCTTCGCGGACAAAAACAGACAGCATCCTTTCCACTGCATCGCGACTTGTCGGATTGCCATGACGATCACACAACTGAAGCCCGAGATCTGCTGCTGTGACGACCAGTTGACCGGGTTGCAGGCACCATTGCCTGCCCTTGAAGAATGCTGTATACGGTTCTCTGGCCGCGCCCAGCAGAAGGTTCTCCCACAGCGTGCGCAGGAATACATCTTTCGCCCAGGGCTTCTTCAGTACACTCCGGTACAACGGGATGAATCCGGTCTTCTGGTTCTCCATCCTGTTGCTCCTTGCGGCAGCATGCGCCGCAAAATTAGCGTAAGCGACGTTAGACACAGTTAAACCTCCTGTGCCTGGCGTTTTTGAATAGCGTTTGTCATAATGACCTCGCAATGAGTACGCAACGAATTGCATCTGAAAGCCGTTGCTGTCTCACCAGCGCGGCTTTCGCCTTTTTGGTTGTTGTCATTTTCAGTCCCACCCCAGCGCATCCGGCCTGGCTCGTTCAGCCTTTAGCCCGGCATCAGCGAGAATCTCTACGGCTGTGAGATAGTTTCTGGATACCAGTACCGCCTCCGGTGGCGCGGCCTGAATCCCAAGAAACGCCAGCTCTTTCGCCATGTTGCAGAAATATCCCTCAGCTTTACGCCTGCTGACTGTCGACTCGCTGATGCCCATATGCTCGGCGTATGATTTCTGCCCTACTGATGCAAGCCGGTTGAGCAGGACGCTCTCTATCTCAACCGGGTTGATTTCTGGTGGGTCTAACTTTCGTGCAATTGCGTTCTCCATGGGTAAATATCCTCTATGGTTATTTGGCTGACACCTCTTGGCTTGGTAATCCATCGGTTGGGTTTGGGTAGATATCAGGGCGCAGTTCGTGAGGTGTGATGCCCGTTATCTTGAAGATCGGTAATACGCGGCCTGGCGGGACAGCACCGTTGTAACGTGTCTTCCAGCGGCTTACCGACATGGGTTTAATACCCAGTAAGGCTGCAAGATTGCTGGCATTACCTGCTTTTTTGATGGCTTTCTCTAATCCGTTCATGATGGTCTCCAAAAGATACACGAACAAATTAAGCCTCAGACTTAAAATTAAATCAAGTCCCAGGCGAATTTTATTTTATAAGCAAAAGGCTTATTCTTCTGACATGACAGCGAAAAAATTACTTAACCCGATTCTTGTAGAGCGCCTGACAGAGTTAACGCGCCGCGGGATGACAAAATCTGATATGGCCAGGGTTGCGGGAATAACGCCGCAGTCCGTTAATGGCTGGTTCAAGAAAGGTGCCATGAGTAAGGAATCAGCGCTCGCTGTAGCGGATGCCGCTGGTGTATCAGTACCATGGCTATTAGGTGAAGAGGTTAGTGAGCAGAATGGATTAAAGCCAGACGAGCAGCGATTGCTTGAGCTATATCGTCAGCTACCAGAGGAGGAGCAGCAGAACATGATGCGGATTTTCTCACTGCGCTTGAAAGAGTTGGACGAGTTGTATGCGAAGTACATGAACCGCCGGATTAAGATAGATCAGTAATATAATCAAAAAATTAAATTCTTGCTCATGAGAAAAAACAACCACCAAACAAATCACCCGCAAGTTAAAAGGCTCAATGAAATTGTTGAGCAGAAGGGCCTTACCAAAGCAGAGATTTCACGGATATGCAACGTAAGTAAACAAGCAGTCAATGCTTGGTTCGCTCGCGGAACAATAGGGAAGCCATCTGCGATTAAGCTTTCTGAGGCTTTAGGCGTGAGCTTAGCTTGGGTGCTTGGGCAAGATGTAGCCTTAGAAAGCGATTTATCTGTTACAGATAAACAAATGTTACACCTTTTCCGCCAGTTACCTGATGAGGATCAGCAAGACATCATGCAAGTAATTTCATTGCGCTTAAAAAGGCTCGATGATATTTATGAAAAATACATGCTCAGACGCAATAAAGACGATAACCCATCCAATCTGTAACCCTCCACTATCACCAGCAATCAATACCGGCTTATGCCGGTTTTTTTATTGAAAATCCGCAACACACACTTCCTCGACGTCCACATTATCAACATTAAGCCATAAACTTAATCATTAAGTTAGCCTTAGACTTGACATTTATTAAGTCTAAGGCTTAATATGATTCCATAGCAACAACGAACCACCCAGGCAGGACGCCCACGAAGTAGCCGTCCGGGGCATACGAAGACCGGAATGAGGTGGAAAAGTTAACGCGCAGAAGGTTTAAACAATGTTCCGCTGGCCGGCGATAAGGCAAAGAGGATGAGATGGAAAAAGCATACGAAGAATACTTTGAAGGCCTCGCCGATGGTGAGGAGGCACTCAGCTTCGCAGAATTCGTGGAGGCGCTGTCATGAAAGCCACCAGCTCAGTACCTAACAGCGGGCGCGCCGTCCCAATGCGAAACATCCGTACCGGCGCAGCATGGCAGGTTTCATTCGACTACCGAGATGGCACCTACTGGCACGAACCGCAGGGCAACCTGCGCAACATTCGCCGCCCTTATGCCTCACGCACTATTGAACCAAATCTAGTGCCTGCGGGGACTCACTGATGGGAGCACTGTACGCATTAGTGCTGACCATCACCATGACGAACGGTGATTACCAGGATGCTGTTGTCGGTATTTTCGACAACCAGCAGCAATGTGAAGCGGCAGCGAGTGAGCAAATGGGCGTCACTAACTGCTATCCAGTCGAAGGCATCATCCATGCTGACGAAACACCAGCAGGTTATGACGCGAAATTTTGAGGGATAAGGGATGTGCAACTGCATTAATGAGGTCGGTGCTCAGATCGAAGTACGACTGAAAGAAAAGGTTCCGGAAGGTGCAGAAGTAAGCGAAAGCACTTTTGATACCGGTTGGGATAATCAGGTTCTTTCTCTTTCCGAAGGCAAGCTGTTTGTAATGCTGAAATACAAACTGGCATACCGGGCCAAAAAGAAAAACGGCGAAATGGCTAAAAACCTTAATCGACTGGAAACTAACGTAAAAATGAGTTTCTGCCCGTTCTGCGGCGAATCGCAGGGCTGACACCACCAACAAAACCGAATTTAACCGAATGGTCGGCTATTAAAGCGACAGGATTGTTATACACAAAATTCAGGAGTTCAGCCATGAACGCATATCTCACTTACGACCGGATCGAGGCTCAGAACTGGACCCGGCATTACCAGCAAATCGCCAGAGAAGAGAAGGAGTCCGAACTGGCTGACGACCTGGAGAAAGGACTGTCGCTTCACATGCTGGAGTCGCTGTGTATGGACGAGCTGCCGCGCCACGGCGCCAACAAAAAAGCGATCAGCCGGGCATTTGATGACGATGTCGAGTTCCAGGAGCGCGCGTCGGAGTTTGTGCGGTACATGGCCGAGACGTTTTCCCGGCATCAAATTGATATTGAATCAGAGGAATAAGACAAATGAGCGAACAGAAGACGCATTACCGCAAGGCTTTCGACTCCCCTTATCTCAGCAGCGCCGACATCGTGGAACCAACAATTCTGACTATCGCGCGCGTCGCACTGGAAAGCGACAAGACAAAAAAACAAAAGATGTTTTCAACACGGCTTACTTCGAAGAGCGAGAATTACGCCCCGGTGAAAAGCTGAAGCCGATGATACTCAATGCCACTAACAGTAAAACGCTTAAAGGAATTACCGGCTCACCATTCCTTGAAGACTGGGGAGGAGTAAAGGTTACTGTTTTTGTTGATAAAAATGTGCGTTTTGGAAAGGAGTCTGTTGAAGGTCTGCGCATCAGTCCGGCGCGGGTAATTAAGCCATCCCTGACGCCAGAAAAAACACAGGCATGGAGTAACGCAAAGGCAGCTTACTTACGCGACGGAAACCTGGACGCAGTTAAATCCCGTATGGATATATCTCCTGCCTTCGAGCAACAGCTTATTGCGGAGTGTACACAATGATCTGGCATGACGTGGAACAAAACAGTGAAGAGTGGGAACTGCTGCGACTGGGAAAGGCCACTGCGTCTAATTTTGGTCTGATTATGGCAAATGAAGGGGGGGCATTTGGCGAGCCTGCGAAGCGCTATGCATTGCAGATTGCACTGGAGCAGATTAAAGGGTGCAAATCTGAACTCACCTATTCCAATGAGCATATGGAGCGTGGTCATGAACAGGAGCCAATAGCGCGAATGCTGTATGAGGAGAGGTATTTCATTGATGTCGATAATGGCGGCTTCTTCGATCACGACACATACGGTGACAGCCCGGATGGACTCGTCGGAACCGATGGCTTGCTGGAAATTAAATCCGTAGTGGCTTCAACTCACTACGCCACGATGGTTCGCGGCAAGTTCGACCCTGCTTACAAATGGCAACTGATAGGACACCTTGACTGCTCAGGCCGTGACTGGGTGGATTTTGTAAGTTATTGCTCTGACTTCCCGGCGGAAAAACAACTCATTGTTTACCGGCTGAATGCCACAGATTTCCCTGGAGAGATCGCAAGATTACGCGAACGCCGCGATGCGTTTATCGCACTGGTATCTGATGTTAAACGCAAAATTCTGGAGTCTGCATGAGATACGGATCTGTTTGCAGTGGGATTGAAGCCGCACCATTAACCCCGCTTTCACTATATTGCCAAAGCCTTAATGAGCTACGCGCTCGCCAGGCACACATGTTGAAAGAAGTTGGGGATCAGTGGTGCACGCCAGATGCTCTCTGGTGGGGTATTAATGCCCGGTTCGGGCCGTTCGTGCTGGATTTGTTCGCTGATCATCATAACGCCAGGTGTGAGGCTTATTATACAGCAGAAGACAATGCGTTAGCTCAGAACTGGTCCGCACGGCTGGCTGAACTTGGCGGCGCGGCTTATGCCAATCCACCTTATAGCCGGGCACAGCAGTTTGAAGGTCAGTACATCACTGGCATGGTTCATATCATGCGACACACCATGGCGATGCGTGAGCTTGGCGGTCGTTACGTATATCTCATCAAAGCGGCCACAAGTGAAAGTTGGTGGCCTGAAAACGCCGATCATATTGCCTTCATCCGGGGACGAATTAGTTTTGATCTTCCGGACTGGTTCAAACCTGCTGACGAAAAACAAAAACCATCTGGCGCGTTCTTTGCCGGAGCTATTGCGGTGTTTGATAAAAGCTGGAATGGTCCGGCGATAAGCTACATCAGTCGTGAAGAACTGGAAGCGATGGGGGAAATTTTCATACACCAAATCCAGCGTGCAGCACTCAGGATTCAGGGGGTAGCAGCGTGAAACTGATAAACCGAAGCAAGCAATCACCAGTCGGTCGTCGCGCATGTGATGTTGCACTGGCTGCACACCATGAGAAATTCGGCGATTACGGCAGACAAAAGTACGTTACCAATTACACCGTTGTAGTGGATGGCGTAAAGGTTCCTGTCGAAGTAGTTAACCGGGCCACCAGCTACGTAGCCACCGCAATGATCGGCGTCCGGAAACTTAGAAATCTGCCCGCACAGGCAAAATGAATATTAGCGATGGCCCGTTGCGAGGCCAATGGAGAAAACGATGAGCAACGAACTTGAACTTATGAAAACTCGCGACATCTGCTCTCAGTTAGGTATTACACCAAGAACACTCGAACGGTATCGCAAAAGAAGAAAAAACGAAAATCCATTTCCAGCCCCTGATTTCTCCTACATGGGCGGATCAAATAAATGGCTAAAAAGTAAGGTTACCGAGTGGCAACAAAAAGAAATGCGCCGTAAAACTCGCCTGCCGATGTCCCATTTAAACCTGGTTCGTGATGAACGTGGCAGGCTTCGCCGTCCTGACAGTGTTTAATTCTTCCGCAGGATTGTTGGGGTGGGTGTAAATCACATAATAAAAATGATTTCAGCACCCCATACCCAACAGCTTTGCGGATCAAATATTTTTGAGTCTGAATTCTTGAGCTTGTCGCGTCCACTCAGCAACCTGCCGGCGGTCTTCAATTAATACGTGAGCTTTGTCATTACAATAATCAATGATGTAGAAGTGGTGATCTTTATCTCTGTCGACAAAATATGAGTAGACAACATAACTATCACTGGTCGAAGCCCACTGCACCAGAAGGCCGTCATCATCTTCCCAACAACACCCTTCCTGCCAGATGTGAACGTGATGCAATTCCTCACCACGAGCCTCAACAGGTCGCTCCATGAGCTTGTCACGCCCAATTGTGTCTAAGTGAGCTGGATGAGCTAGTTGGATGTGGATATCAGGAGCGGGAGTGTCATCAAATTCAATGCATTCCCGCTTATATTGTTCAAACTCTTCGATCGGTAGCTCAGTAACCGGGTACTGAGTTATAACTTCGATAAGGGATTGCGAGCGGCTTATTTTGAAACCCATGCGTTACGCTTCTCTTCCATTTTTTCAGAAAGCATGGCAGAAGCAGCACTCAGGCGCGCCTTATACTCAGCAGAACGTAACACCGTTTGGCGCTGTTTGTCGCTGGTTCTCATTTCGCGTTTCTGTGTCATACCATCCTCCGTATCACCATTGGTGATTTTAGAGTCAGTTTATAACCACAGTAATACCCGGTCAATACCCATACTGTCTTATGCTGTCTCGTGTTGTCTTATGCTGACGTGAGGAAAACCGATTTGTTTACCCGGTCTGACGTGGCGTGAACTCCAGAATGTCGGGCTCGACGATGCTCATAAGTCGGGCCCACCACTTACCATATGCCACTCTCATTTCCTCAACATAGGTGTGCTTGTCGTACACCGACCACACACCTGGCAGTTTGTGCCCGAGCATTATCTCGGCGATATGAGGCTCGGTTAGCTCTGAGAAATTCGTTCGCGCAGTTCTGCGTAGGTCATGAATAGTAAAGTGTGGGACCTGCTCGTTATAAGCCTTCAGCATGAACTTAACCAGGTTGCTACTGATGCTCATGTGAAAGCCTTCGCTCATCGGTTTGTCTTCGTATTTTGAAAAAACAAAGCGTCCAGGCGCCAGCTCAATGGCCCGTTTTATCAGCGGGAGCATTTCCGGAATGATAGGTCGAATTATTGGTTTTTTTGTCTTCCGCCCTGTCTTGTGGTTTTCCCATGGAACAGTCCAGATCCCTTCTTCAAAATCAAAATGTGCGACTTCAGCCTGCCGGAGTTCACCGACCCTGCACGCCCATATAAGTGACAATTTATAGAGGATCTTGTTGCGCTCAATGAGGCGGGAATCCTCAATGGCTCGCCAGACTATCGCCAGCTCTTTGCGGTCCAGGGTTCGCTCGCCCATTTGTTTCTGGATGCCGAAATCACGGCCAGACATTTCGGATAGCGGGTTAACCTCGAACAGTTGCCGTTTTACCGCCCAAGAATAACACTGCCGCCCGTTGCTGATTACGCGCCTGGTGATCTCGCTGTATGCCTGAGCCAATCTGTCCAGGACGGTGAGCCAGTTGTGCAGCGTGAGCTGATGTGCAGGGTATTTCCCTAGCTTGGGGAAAACGTGCAATTCGAATGTACGTAAAATCTGCCCTGCCGTTTCTTTCTGAACGCACACCATTGAATGCCATTCGCGAAACAGCTCTTCGAAGGTGTACTGGCTGTTAATCTTGGCTTTGTCGAGGCTTTGCCTGATCCGTGGGTTTTCGCCACGGGCAAGAATGGCGGCCCACTTAGCGACTTCATCGCGCGCGGCTTTTAACCCGAACTCCGGATAGCTGCCGATCGTCATCTTGTCCTGTTTGCCCAGGAAGCGGAATCGGTAGAAAAAAGTAACAGCCCCCTTTTTGGAGATACGTACCCACAGACCATCACGGTCTGCCTTTTCTTCAACTTTGTCTCGTTCGCGCCCAAGGCACGACTTTAGATAACTATCTGAAATAGCCATGATTTGTCCCTGCGTGTGTCCATCAGAACGGGAGGTAATGTGTCCATCATAGGATATGGACGCGCTGGTGGACACAAAAACCATGACTTATGATGTCGTAGGTTGACTGTACATGCAAACAGTATTATTTTTGGGAAAGCTGATTTTATGGGGATCTTGAGGCGTTTTTGTCGGAGGTTTGCGGGGGCTGGCGTGCTATCAATTATCGATGTGAGCAATGAT